ATAAAGAGACTACCAACCCCAAAGAGACTATAGCAAATAAAAAATTGAAAAAAAAAAAAAAAAAATGTCATCTTCTATTTGATAAACTTTGGAAAAATCATAAAATATTTACTAGAAGCGAAGGTTATAATTGGCTATCAGGACAGCTTGGGTTACCACAAAAGGAATGTCATATAGGCTTTAGTGATATCGATCGTTGTCGAAAAATTATAATTATAGTACTTGAAAAATATGCAGAATTACAAAATTAAATTTGTATATTTTTAATCTCGTTTATTTCATCTATTTAAAAATAATCATAAATTAAATTTAAAGTTAAAAATAAAATTAAAAATTCCCTTGACATTATCTCTAATATAATATATTATATTATATTATATTAGAAAAAGGAAATAGAAATGATAATATCTGAAAAACCCAAGAAAATACAAAGCCCAGAAGAAATAATAAAAATAATGCAGACGATTTTATAGGTAGAAAGTGAAGTTGACAAGAATAAAGAACATGTAAGCTTGTGGATGGTGGGACTGGATGCAAATAGCGTAATAAAATATATTGAATTGGTCACCCTAGGAATTATAAACGCATTCAGACCGGCAGAAACTTTAAGATTGGCAATTACAAAAGGAATAATGTCTCTTATAATAGTTCATAATCATCCGAGTGGAAATATAGAACCTAGTATGGAAGATAAGAAGATGACAGAAAAATTAAACGATGCATGTAAAATAATGGATATTGATTTTATGGATCATATAATTATAAGTGAAACATCTTCGTATAGATATGAAAAAAATAATTTAATTAAATAATAAGGGTTAGGTATAGGGTCGAATATATATTAAATCATGACACACTTCGGGGCTATGAAGAGAAAAGATAAAATTAGGGGTAAGACATGGGTTTGAAATTTTAAACGATTTAAACGTACTTTATGACAATATATATTAACAAACTTAATATATTATGTTATATTATATTAGAAAAGAATAAATTATAAAAAGAAAGGAATGGGAAATAAACATGACTAAATTTTGTCCACTTATAAATGGTAAATGTAGGAATAATTGTGTGCTTTTAGAGACGGAAGAAATAGTGAAAGATGGAAGTAAATATTATCAACAAAATTATAAATGTAGCGAGGGATTGACAAATCTTGATAGTATCGAAGGATGGCTATCAATTATTGCCGGCCTCTTAGAGAGAAACTTAACGACAAGAAGAAAAGAGATTGAGATTGAGATTGAGAATAAAAAACTTAAAAAGGTTAAAAAAGAAAAATTTAATGAGGCTAAAAAAGAAATTTTAGAAAGGGGGTGAAGTACTTGCATGTAAGCGTATATTTTCCAGATGATTCAAGAACTAAAGAGATTCTGAAAAGAGTGAAGGTTCTTGAAGACACTTATGATGTTTCCAGGGGAAAAATAATTTTAAAGGCTCTTGAAGATTATGTAAGTAAAGATAATCTAGCGAATAAGTTTTTAAATAAAGCAAAAAGGGGAGACTTTAAGACCGCTAAAATGGTCGGTATAAAGTAGGAGGTTAGGTTCTGATGTTAATTATAAAGCCATCAAGATACGGCCATGTTGGGTATTTTGAAGTTTCTGTAAGGGGGAGTCATCAATTTACAAAATATCTCGACGTAGTTAAGGGGATACCTTCAAGGGCTTGGGATAAATCAATATCAAACTTGGTTATATAATATAATTTCTTTGGCGGATAAAACTGATATAGAAAGTGATATAGGTAAAGATTTTTTAAAACATCCTTTAATGCCGCATCAAAAAGTAACTATTGAGTTTTTACTTAAAAGAAAGGCAGCCCTTAACGGTTCAGAGATGGGAACCGGTAAGACCTTGCCTGCGATTGTTGCGGCTTTGCATTTAAAAAATACAGGAAAAATAAAAAATTGTTTAATAGTTTGCATAGCTTCAGTAAAATGGAATTGGGAGGAGGAGATAAAAAAGTTTATAAAAGATACCTCCGTCCAAGTCGTTGAGGGTACGAGAGAAAAACGAATAGAGCAATATATGTCAAAGGCATTTTTTAAAATAGTAAATTATGAAATTTTAAGAAATGATATTAATGCTATTTTATATGATGCTGAATATGATTGTATAATAGTTGATGAGATTCATAGAATAAGGAATTATAAATCTCTACAAACTAAAGCTTTATTAAAATTAGGTAAAACGGCTAAATATAGATTTGGTCTTACCGGTACTCCTCTTCAAAATAAACTTAATGATTTATATTCAATAATGAAATTTATACATCCACATTTGCTTGGTAATTGGATGTATTTTTCTAATAGGTATTTAGTGAAAGGGTTTTGGGGGTCAACTGTAGGTTATAAAAAATTAGATGAAATTAATGATAAACTTAAGATGGTTATGATAAGAAAAATGAAAAAAGATGTTTTAAAAGATTTACCTCCTAAAACATATAATAATATTTATGTTAAGTTGGACACAGAACAAAGAAAATTTTATAATGACGTTAGAAACAAGTTATTAAAATCTCTAAACGAGGATGTTGAACGTAAAATTAAACAAGCTAATATACTCGCAAATATAACATATCTAAGAGAAGTTTGCGATTCTTGTGAATTAATAGATCCTAATATAAAATCTTCTTCTAAACTTAGAGAGCTTGAAACTATAGTTAAAGAGTTACTAGATGGCGGTCATAAAGTAGTGATTTTTTCACAATTTAAAAAAATGATAAAGATTGTTGAACAAAAGTTAAAGTTTGAGGCTATAACTCTACATGGAGACATATCTACAACAGGGGGAGTAAGACAAAAATTAGTAAACGAGTTTGCTAGTTCTAAGACTAAAAATTTATTTTTGATGACAACCGCTGGAGGAGAAGGAATAAACTTACAATGTGCAGATTATATGATTTTTATTGATTTGCCTTTTAATCCTCAGGTTATAGCACAGATTGAAGATAGATTACATAGGAAAGGGCAAACAAAGAAAGTAAATATTATAAGGTTAATAGCGATTGACACAATAGAGGATAGAATTTTGGAGATATTAAATTTTAAACAAAAACTTTTTAAAGAAGTTGTCGATGGGATAAAACCAACTCAGCAAAAAATCAATGATATAAGTATAACACAGGATGAAATATTGAGAGCGATTAAGGAAGGCAAAAATCATTCTTAGAGGGGGATCATTCCCCCCTCGCTCTCTCTCTTTATATATACGAAGTATATATAAATGAGAGAGAAAAATTTTAACTTATTATTTATTAACTTATTATATTATTATTTATTATATTATGTTTCTATTATATTATGTTTCTCTATATATGTTTCCCTTATATATGGGAACAAGAAAAATACCATATATTTTTTTTATGTCAAGGTAAAAATAAAAATAATTAAAAAATAAAGTTGGGGTATTTAAAATGGGTAGTTTTAAGATGAAAGAAGGCAAACCATCGATAGATGAGATTCCAATTGATGATTGGAAGGCAAGGGAGTTTGTGTTTTATTTTCAGAGAAAGTTTAAAGAAGTTTATGGATTAGAAACAAGGCGTCCAATGGGTCAGATTTTAATACATGTAAATTCAAAGGTCGTAAATAGGCTATTTAGACTTGAAGGAAGATCGATAGATATACACCCTAACCAACTATATAAAAACTTTATAGACTGGGTAATAGGAAGAAAGAAGGTGCGAACGTTTAGGATATGGTTGTTATCAAAGGAAGAGATTATGATTGATTATCTTGATTTAAGAGCGGAAGAAATTATGAATAATAAAGTTGGTTCAGTTGAAGATTTTAGAAAATGGGAAGAAGATAAAATAAAAAAGGCAAAAGAATATTTTGAAAGGAATAATTAAAATTGAATGATTAATAAATTAATAAAAAAAGATGTGGAGGCGAAAGTATGAATATAGAAAAATTAGAAAATGAAGAGAGGGGAATTGTTTCTTTAACTCCAATAGAGATAAAAGACCTTGAAGCTTTAAAAATAAAACTTTTTAAAGGAAAAGAATCATCCAAAGATTTAGAAGATGCAAGATGTGAATTTGAAAGATACGCTAAATATTTGGAAGCTGGCATTCCACAGATTTATTGGGGAATAGATTGGGATGATTTCAAGGGAGATGAGAAGGCTTATAAGTTTGTACAGTTATATCTTAAACATATCGATGATGCGATGGATCATGGCCAGGGGTTTATATTTTATGGTCAGCATGGGACTGGCAAAACGACTTTGTCTTGTTTAATAGCTAAATCAGTAATAAAAATGGGATATACTGTTAAATTTATTTCTATAGCAAAAATTATAGATTTAATAACCGAGTCTTTTGATAGCAGGGAAAAGAAAAATAGGCTTGATATAGTAATTGAAAGAGTAGAATTTTTAATTTTAGATGATTTAGGGAAAGAATATTTAGGGGTTAGGAGGCAGTTAAGCCCTATGGTATCGCTTAAACTTGACTCTCTTATACGTGAACGAGGAAATAGAGGCAAAGTAACAATAGCAACAACAAACTATAGTAAAAAAGAAATTAAAGAATCTTATGGTGATTCGGTGTTTTCGGTTTTGAATGGAGCATGTAAAGCTATAAGGGTTGAGGGTGAAGATTATCGTTTATATAGAAGTCAAAAGTTTTGGGAAGAACTAGAAAAGAAGAAGTAAAATGAAAAGATCCAAGAGTAGATTAAAGATATTTTTAATAAACGTAAGTGTATTAATTATTCTATTTTTATGTTTTGGCGCGGTTATATCATGTTTATTTCTTGTTTCGTTAGTCGTTCTAGTCTTATTAGCTTTCGTTGGTATTATAAGTTTATTTACAAAAGGTGATGTAAAAACAAAGAATATGGCTATAACTTTTAAAGGAAAAAATTATAATGAATGACATTACAAAGTTTGAAAGAAATATAATACGTGGATTGTTAAAAGGATATAGCTTTAAACAGGTGATGACTAAAATAAATATAGATTATTTTGAGACTTTACAGTTAAGGCATATATTTAGAGAGATAGAAAAGTATTATGATAAATATTCAGAAGTTATACAAATTGATATTTTAATAAGCGAAGTAAAGAATAATAAAAATTTAAAACAAGATGATGTAAAAAATATAAAAATATTTTTAGAAAAAGAAGAAAATATAAAAGAAGAGGTTTTTAATTATTCTATAGATGGGATTGAAAAAGAATATCTCGCTAGAAAGCTAAGAATTTCTATGAAGAGAGCTATAGAATATTTAGATAAGAACGACCCCAAAAAAGCCCAAGATATCCTAATAAACGATACAACAAGTTTGTATAATCGAGGGCGTGAAGTTAAGGTATTAGATTTCGTTGGTGATTTTAAAGAGAGAAAAGAGGATTTAGTGAAAAGAGCGAATGGCGAGGAAGACGTTAAAGAGTTTTGTGTTCCGACGGGTTTGCCAAAACTTGACTATGAACTTGACGGAGGACTTCGCAAGGGTGAGCTTGGATTGATATTAGCCCAACCATCGGGAGGTAAATCAATAACGTTACAGGATCTAAGTATATCGGCGGTTTTAGAAGGGTTTAAGGTGGCTTTAATAACTATTGAGATGACCCCGGAGCAAACATCATTAAGATTAGACTCAAGGCTTACACAAATTAAATATCGTAAGTTTAGGCGAGCGGAGATGGAAGAAGATGATATTGAATTATGGGAAAGAAAAATAAGAACGTTAAGGGAGAATTGTTTAAAGGTTATCGGTGTTCCGGAGGGTTGTAGTTGTAAATTAATTGAAGCTGAATTATCAAGACTATCTTCTGTATTTCGTCCTGATATGATAGTGATTGATTATGCTCAAATTATGTGTCCAAATTCTGGTGAGTTTGGCTCTTCGACGGATTGGAAGTATGTCGGTGAGATTATAAGAAATTTAAAAGGCTTAGCTTTGAAACTAAATATCCCTGTTTGGTCGGCCTGTCAGTTATTAGTTAATTCAAGTGAAAAGGTAAATATAAGTTTTGTAGATATAGGATTGGCAAAGCAGCAAATCGCCGCTCATGCTGATTTATGTATAGCGATTATTCAAACCGAGCAAATGAAGGCAATGGACGTAACAAGATTACAGTTAGTAAAAGTGAGAGAGGGAAGCGAAAACCCATTCATTGAGGTGATATCGGACATGGATCGTATCTCGATAGAGAGAAGAATTAAAGAGTAAAAGGCAATCTATAAATATAATATTGAATAGGGAAAGAGAAGATATGAATATATTTGTTGGTTCAGATTATCATTTAGGACATGAAAAGTTAATAGCTGAGAATA